ACGTTAACAGTTTGAGCAGCACTAACCTCTTTACCTTTTTTAGTACCTGTTTTAGCTATATCATATAGTAGTTTTGGATTTAAACCAAAAGCTTCTCCCCATGCTTTAGCTAATTCAGGACCTGGTCTCAATGATTTGTAATCCATAGACGCAAGGTCTAAAGCTATATTGTCTTTACCTATTGCCTCTATTAGTTTACCCATAACAGAAGGATCTGTAAACTTTAAATCTTTAGGATCTGTTAGTTTTACTTCTCTAGTTGTTTTAGCATCAAAGTCTTTAGTTGTTTCAGCCATAACAGACTGAGCCTCTCTGCTATCAAGATCTCTACCAAATAAATCTCCTTCTTGTCCTAGTCTTTTTAATATATTACCAAGTCTACCACCTCCAAAATTACCACCACCAAACAAGGCTTGTCTAGCGTATGCACCAAACGGAACATCTATATTTTCTTTACCTCTTTTTAAGTAAGTGCTAAGTATCTTATCATATATCTCTGTGCCAACCTCCATCTCAAACATCTCTCTAGTAATACCTAAGCCTTCTTTAAACTTTGTGTTTATAAACTCCTGTATTAAACCTTGGTTGTTTTCATATACCTTACCTATAAGATCTGTTTTATTACCTGTTCTCTCAAACTCTTCAAAAGCTTTTTTGTTTTCGTTAGAAATATCTTTTGATCTTTGATTTAACTCTCTTTGAGCAACCTTATCTATACCTAAAGTTTCACCAGTCTTATAGTCTATAAGTTTCTTTCCGTTAAACTCTATGCCTTCAAACCTATTCATTAACTTAGGACTGTAATTACCTTTAGCAAAATCTTGCCCTAACCTTTGCATGAACCTAATAACAGCATCTGGATTGTTTAACTTAGGTAATACATTTTGCAACGCAGTACCTTCTAAAGCTTTTTCTAAAAAAGTAGTAATGTTTTGTTTTAAACTACCAAGTACCCCACTGTCAAGTACTCTTTGCTTGTTCTCAGGTCTTTGTAGTAAGTCTAATAAGTTAGCATTAAACTCTTCAAAAGTAGAACTTTTATCTTGAGTTTTTTCGTAAGCTTCTTTTATGGCCTCAGACAAATTGTCTATCTTAGTTATTTCACCTGTTCTAGGATCTATAGATTCAAACTTCATTTTAGACACAGACTTAGCTAGCATGTCTTGTAGTGCTTTTTGCACGCCAACATCTTTAGCAAACATCTTACGCATAACAACATGATAAATTTCATGAGGCAAAGTACCTTCATTCATTTTAGATACATCAACACTTACGTGTAGTTTTCCATTACGAGTTGTTACAGCAGCTGCTTCACCTGGTCCTAGTTTCATACCTCTACCATTTGTAGAGACTGTCATATTGAAAGCAGGTTCACCACCATTTTCTTTCATATAACTTCTGTTAAACCTTTCTAATAAACCTTGAGTATCTGCAGCTAATATATTTTTATCTAAAAATCTTTCCCTGTTTTCAGCTACTCTTATTTGTTTTATTAATTCATTTCTTAATTGAAATTGATCACCAAGTTGCTCTGTGGTTTCTCCTTTTTCTAATCTACTTGTTATTTCTTTATCTGTTCTTAATAGTAAATTCCTTTTTGACTGTACACTTAATCTTCTATCAGCTTTATTAGTATGGGTTAAACCTATTATACTGAACTGTAAAACCTCCATTAAAGTATGTTTAGCCCAGTCTTCCATGTCTCCATACTTTTCTTCTACAAAAGTATCAAATTCTTTTTTGTTTTGCGCCGATGCTATCATAGCTTCTAATGGAGCCGCTGTTTGTGCACCAGCTGCACCACCAAGACCTGAGTATAAACCTTTTTCCAAAGCGGTATTCATTGCAGATGCTCCGGCAAAACCTTTAAAAAGATTAGTAGGTAGTATTTTTCTCATAGCGTGACCACCAACTACAAAACCAAAACCAGCCCCAGTAGGCATATCTACACCAAACAATGGATCTAATAAAGCCATTTTACCTTCCTCTTGAAGTCCTTGTATAATTAAAGCTTGTGCTTTATTAAATGCAGTACCGGTAACTTTTGTTAGTCCTTTTGACTTAGAATAAGCATCTATAGTCATTTTAGCTTTCTTTGCTCTTGCAGCTACTATAGCTTGTGACAATGGTTTAACAGAGTTTTTACCAGCATTAGCCAAATAAGTAACATTTCTTAATTTACTTAAATAATTACCTATACCTAAGGTTGTACCCATACCTCCAGTAGCGTAAGTAACAACACCAAGCTCTGCTAACATAGGAACAAAACCTCCTAGCCCAGTCCAAAACTGTTCTCCAAAACCTTCTTCAAAAGAATCTAATTGCTCTGCAGACATGGTAAAAGGATCTTGACCTTCATCTAATGTTGTATTTATTTTATCCAACAAAGCCTCAGCATCATTCAAATCATCTCTATCTGTTCTAAATAAATAATCTCTTCTAAAACTACCTGGACCAAACTCACCTTGACCAGGCAAAGCATCTAATACACCTGCTACAAAATTACCGCCCTGACTAACTATATCGTTAGCTTTTATAGAACCTGGATCTACATTTAATAAGTATAATTGTTTCCAAGCAGCGTGTTCTGTAGATAATCTTCTTTGAGTCTGTCTTGTGTTTTCTACATAACCAGCTAAATCGCTTATAGTTATAGTAGCTTCACCTGATTTACTTTCAGGTTTAGATATAATTATTTCATCTGTAGCAAAACCAGGTTGTACTGCCATCAAGTCTTTTAGGGTAACTCCTTTTATAACCCCTTCTGTTGCATACTCTGAAGTTGTTTCCCTGCCTTTAGTATCAATCATAGAATAACCTCTATCAAATAATTTTTCGGCTAATGGTGAACCTTCTTGCAAGAATCCAGCTTTTATTTTAATATCAAACTTTTGAGTATTTATATCATTTTGAAATCCACTGAATTCAGCTAAGTGTATTCTATAATCGTTTTGTATTGTTTGAAAATCAGATGTATCTAATTTCTTTTTTAATTCTACTTTAGCTATGTTATAATCTTCTGTTAAGTCAACCACTTGTATACCACCTATTTTAGCAAGACCTTTGGTTGTTCTGGTTCCGTCTGGTGCAAACAAAAATTCAGCATCTCTATCTACTACGGTTCTTAGTATTAAATTGCTGGCTTTTATAGACTTTTCTAATTCATCTGTTAAGTCTCCTGTTGTAGAGTTTTCTAAACCACCTGTTGGTTCGTTTAATAAGTTTTGTATTTCTCTTATTCTATTATTTAATTGAGCTAACTGCTTTTCTTCAGGATCAGTTATACTTTGTATGTGTTGTAGCTTTTCTCTATTACTTGCTTCCAACCAATTACCAGCATCTTGAAGAGGTTTAACATATTTTTTTATAATATTATAATTGTTCATTTCAACCTCTCTAGTAGCTACTTGTTGTAGCATTCTATCTACTATAGCATCTGGTTGAGAACCTGTTAAACCTACATCTTCTGGATTTATACCTCCAAAAAAACCAGATCCAGAAACACTTCTATTGGCAGCGTAGTTTTCAATAAGGTTTTTTCTCATGTAATCTCTAAAGCCATCTTTATCCATTAACGAGGTAATCATCATTGTTGGATCATAAGCTATATCTTCTTCATTAGCAAAATCATAACTTAACTGCTTTAAGTTAATAGCTATAGAACCTTCAAAGTCATCAATATTTTTTTCATTTTCTATGTTTAATTTTTCATCAAAATTATCTTTAAGAAAATTATTTATTAACTTTTGACTATCATCAACTTGGTTGTTTAAACTACCAGTAAAATCTAATCCAGAAGCTGCTGTTATCATATCGCTTGGACTAAGTTCTGTTGTCCTTACTTTTATAGTATTACCATTTAAAGCTGTTATACTTATATTGTTTTTGTCGTAATCAAATTCAAAGCCTCCATTTACACCACCATACATTTGAGAGTAAGCCGATGCTATGTCTTTGTTTGATTGACTTTTAAATTCTGGAATATTAAAAATAGTACCGTAGTCTCTATTTTTAGGTAGCTCAATTTTTACAACTGCATTCTTTTTTGCACGAGCCTTCGCAAGCCTGTCTAATTGTGTATCTCCAACCGAAGCTGTGCCTACCGAATCTAATTCCATATTCTCGGATGTTACCGGATCCACCAGTGCTACAGCCACATCCTCTGTTGCAACACTGTCTGCTTTTTTTAACGTAAAGCCTAGTCGTTTAGCTTGAGCCTCCCAATCATCACCGTATTGAGATTTGAATTTATCAGCAGATATTTCTCTGCCATTTGCATCTACATATATATCCATTTAATTATATTTTTTAAAGGTTTTCTAATGCTACTATTTCTAATTCTTTCTGTATATAATCTTTGTCTGCTTTGCTTAATGGTAAAGAATATTTTGTTTTGCCCATTCCAGGTACTGTTAAAGCTAATTGATTAAAATTAGTATCATCAATTTCAAATCCTTCAATTTGATCTGTCAGTTCTTGTATACTCATTAGTTTACCTTTTACATTTATTTTTTTATTTAACAAACTAGGTATACCCTCATCATCTTCTAACGCTGATAGGTTATTTAAGATATCTTGAGCAACATTTGTAGAAGCATTTTCATTAGGATCATATTCAACAGAGCTAAAGTCTCTACCTTCTGTTAAACCTAATATTCTTTTTAATTGCACAGCTCCTCTACTGTTAATATCTCCTTTAGGTATATAAAGTTCTTGAACTATGTCTTTAAAATCACCGTTAGCCAATGGTTCTGATTTAGTTACTGTGTAATAATTAGCAGCACCTCCTCTAGATATTTTAATATTATTCATTTCTGAAACTTGAGTTAAGTCTCCAGAGTTTATAGCTTTATCAATAGTTATATTATTGGCTATTGCTTTTCTTTCTGCTTCTGTTGTTGTACCACCACTAGACTTGCCTTTTCCATCTCCAGTTTGTGTTTCATTTTTAGTAACTAATGGAGTGTCTTTATAATATATTCCACTAGCTGGATCGTCTGATTTTAAACCTAGTGTTCCTAGTGTTTGATCTATCAAAATTCTAGACATTCTAGCTTTAATCTCTTGATCGACTGTGCGTTCTCCACTTGTAACAGCCTCACTGTTTTCTACTACTTTTAAAAATTCTCCATAACTTTTAGGTCCTGTTTTACTATCCAGCATACCTAAATTATATTCATAAAAGTTTTTAGCATCATTTAAAGAATTCATAGCACCGGCAACTTTTTTATTTGCTTCTTGAATCATTCTAGGTAAGGGCCCTATATCTGGTAAGCCTAAATTATAAGTAGTTCTTGTTTGGGCTGTAGAAGTTGTATCACTTCTTTTTCTTTTATTAACAGTATCAGAAGTAACTGTTTGTTCTTGATTTGTTATTAAATCCTGATTTAAACCACCGTTGCTGGTTATTAAATTAAAATTATCAGGTCCTAACATGGCTTGAAACTCTTGTGATATTTGAGGTATTTCCTGTATAAAATCATTGTCATCACTATCGTCTAACTCCATCCAAGCGTTAGCTGATATTGTTCTTGTAGGCATAATATTGCCATTACCATCTTTACCACTTACTTGTAAAAATAAATCATTTTTATCTTTATCATAAGTTAAAGCTATTTTAGCACTTGGCATTTTACCAGACATCGCGTTTATTAACCATTGATTTGCTTCTGGTTCATACTGAGCAGAATCACCTTGCAAGGCTATTGTTTTACCTATATTAGCGTTTTGTTCCTGCCAATACGTTGTAACATCGTCCCAGCTTGATGCAAAGTTAGTTGTTAAGTTTAACAAGTTTTGATAATTAGCTATTTCTTGTTTAGCCTCTTGTCTTTTTTTGTCATCACTAAAATCTGTCATTAGATACATTTGAGCCGCTGAAGCCACATTTATTCTATCTCTTAATATAGCTGTTACCTCATTGTCTAAGCCGTCAGGTTTTTCTATTTTATCTAGCACCTGAAGAGTTTTGACTTGGGCCATGTCAATATCATACTGCATTTTCTGCATGTTAGCTATTTGATTCTGACGATCTCTTTCTTTTTGTAATCTTACCTTTTCTCTATTTGCTCTCTCTTGTTCTAACAAGCCTGTTGCTTTATTGTAAGAATCAAAATAGGAATTTACTGGACTACCGCCCGATGGACCCGCTGGGTTTTCGTAACTCATATTTGTATTTTTTTATATTAACCTTTTGGTGCAAATGGATTACCCATGCTTCCGGCTATACCACCTATAGCTCCAAACAAAGCGCCTGTTGCGGCTTCTCTAGCTCTACCGGCTTCTCTTTTTTCACCGTATGCTCTATCAGCAAGACCCGCTACTCTATTCATTTTAGCAACCTCGCGTGATTCAACAGTGTTGAATTTAAACGCTCTACCTTGAGCATCTGCTTGTTGCATTCTTTGACCTTCTGATATATTAATGTTTTGTATTCTTTGACCTTCAGCCATTTTCATTTGCTGCATTTGTGACTCTCCAGCCGCCCTCATTTTTTCATTTTGAGCTTCTTGAGATTCAATACTAGCTGCAACACCTTTCTTACTTTGTAAAGCTGCTTGAGCTAAAGCTGTAGCACCACCGGCACTTGCACCAGTGGCTCTTAACGTATCAAGAGTATTAGCTAAAGATATATCAGCCTGTTCAGCTTGCATTTCTGCTGCCTGAGTTGCAACACCTAAATTAGCATAAGGGTTTGTTATCATGCTAGATAAATTCTCTGCTAAACCGCTTAGGTTAGTAAAGTTATCATATGGATTTATAGCAGGCTGTCTGCTATCCTCCAAACTTTTTAACTCTGCCTCTCGGCGTTTTTGCTCACGCGCGGCACGTCTTTGAGCTCGTCTGGCTCTTCTACCAGCACCTATCGCTCCGACTGCGCCAACAACGCCTTTAGCTACTCCTCCCATAATTATGCATATTTGTATATTATAGAGTGCTTATCTTTAAGCACGCTGTATTTTAATTTTTTTACCTTACTTATAATACCTTCCTCTTGAGACGTGGCCCAAACAAACTTACAGCCAATGCTTAAAGCGTGGTTTACCATGTAGTCAATTAATTCGGTTATTATAGTGTTTCTGTCTTTTTCTCTATACTCTTTGTTAGATATAACAAAATCTATATAAGCTATTCTAGCATTTGTAAAGTATAAATATCCCGCCGCGACAGGCACGTTATTTTTAGTAGCAATATAACCACCAGTGCTGTCATTCGGTAAATAATCAGGATCAGGTATGGGCTGTCCCCAGTCTAACCACCACTGACTTATAGTATTAAAGTCAGCTTCTGTAATTCTTTTTATTTTCATTTTATTATATTTAATATGATGACTCTACGTAATTAGATGATACAGCAAATAACTCTTTAACACCACCAACGTCTGTAGAAAAATCTGTTCTTATTGTAACTGTACAATAATAACCTTTTATACCTGTCATTGAATCTCCAAAAACAACTTCAGCTTCTGAAGCTGGTGTGTTGTTTATTAGATTAGCAAAATATTTATTTTCTTTTCTATCAAAACCAGCAAACTCTCTTGGTAAACCAGGATTAGGTGTACCAAACACAGACTGATAATCTAATCTATCTACAGCTTGCCCATCGGCAGGATTTATTACATACTCACCTTCATAAAAGCTATTAACGATAGTCGTAGTATCACTATAGTTTATGTAGTTTGTATTAAACTCATCTGGTCCAGTAAAGTCACTTGCAAATCGAGTTATCTTCCAGCCGTTACTACCTTCGTAGTTTACTGTTTTAAAGTTTTTAGATAAACTAACTTTAGGGTTAAATACAAATGTTAAATATGAGTCATATTGAGTATTGTAAAAATTAGCTCTTAAACCTTTGTTATGTTCCCATAAGTTTATGTAGCCTGAGTTTGAATCTGGACCTATAGAATAAAATTTACTTTTTAAACTAAACATCCAACTAGGTGTATAGCTATATTTACTAGGCCAACCTAAAACTGTTTCATCAAACCCTAAGGTTTGAGATCTACCATTAAATGGTTGTAGTGAAACTGTATATTGTTTTTGATGCATATCCCAACCACCAATAATTTTACCAGTATTTCTGCTATTTTCGTTAACAGTGCTTAGATTATCTCTAAAATAATCAAACATACCGTAATTAGATATTTCTGTTATACCGTCTTGAGATAGTCTTATCATAGCGTTTCTATCCATGTCAGAAAAATATTTTCTATATCCATAAACAGCAAAGCTTTCTGGGTTTTTACTTATACCATAATTACCAGCGTAAGGAATTATTTGACCTATAACTAATTGTAATTGACTAACAGGTACTCCACCACCTTCGGCAGTGTATATAGCATCTTTATCTATTAAAGCTCTACTAACTTTATTTTCTTGAAATATAATTAAGTTTGTATCTTCAGCGTATAATCTTTGTATACTACCATTTGCTGGGTCTGCAGCTTTCGTTATATCTTCACCAACGCTAAACACATTGGTGTTGTTTATACCTGTTCTAGAATTGTATATACCAGAATATATTAAAGCATTACTTCTTACAGCTCCTTTCGGCTCATCTTCTACTAAATAAGCTTTTACACCAAGAGATACTGAAGTATTATTATATCCTCCTCTTATTCTTGATTCTTCTATAGCCCAATCATTACCATCAGTGCTAACAGTAGCAAACAATGGATATCCACCTATTTGCTGTGGTATACCTCTAGACCCATCATAGATAGGGAAACCAACGTTTCTACCCGTTTGAGTTGGATCGTTAACTTTCTTTAATAAGAAGGTATTGAAATATTTAACTTCTATTATTGCAGCCATATATTATTATCACTTGTTTTTTTAGTAAATTAGGTTAAAGGAATTTGAGAGCCAAGCACTACAGCGCCAGTACTGTCTACATCCATTTTCCACTGTCTTAATTCATGATCAGATCTATTCTGTTGAGTATTCTGTGTACTTGTTTGAGAGAATTCAAAAGCCCAGTTAGGAAAACCAGGATTTTGACTAACCCAGTTACCCGCAGCGCTCCAGTTTGTTCCATTGTAATTAAAAGTTGTTACGTAGTAGGTATTAGTACCTGAAGAAAGTTGTGCTTTAGTTAAAAGTTCTGGATCTGAATAGAATTGACTAACATATCTAAATAAAGGTTCTTTTGCATAAAGTTGGGTTCCGGCAAAAGGAGAACTGCTAGAACTGACTTTATATGAAAAAGCTCTATTAGATCCAAAGTCATAATAAAAATCGCCATAATCTATATTAAATCTATCTTGGCCATAGTTACCAACGCCTGTACCAGAAGATGAACCACTTCCTGTTTCAAAATTTCCAGAACATATAGTGTTGTTACAATCCCAATTGTTTGTAACTAGGTTATCCGTAGTTATTCTATATTCTCCAGGTGTATCAAATGCAAACACTCTAGACGCTACACAGTCATAAGACGTTGCGCCTGATTGCGTTTGACCAATAATTCTAACAAGCCAATTACCGCTATTTCCAGATCCAAAAGCTTGAGGAAATTGATTATCTATATCTAGTTCACCATATATAAAATTTGCGGGACTGTTGTCATGCCTCCAAGTACCTTTAGATTGATTTGCTAATGAGGTTCCTCCACATACATCACCATTTAAATCTATAGCTGGCGTCCAAGCTTGGCTGTTGTTTAATCTATAATCTATATTAAATGATCCAAAAGTATATTTAACCGTGCTACTTCCACTGCTTATACCTGAACCAGAATTACCATCAAGACCACCACTTCCAGTTGACGAGCTACTACAAGCCGTATCGTTATTACTACCTATCATTGATATACTAACATAAGCCGTTCCCTCTTGTATACCTTGTTTATTTGTGTATCCTTGCCCAGCTGGCGGTGCTATCCATCTGATTTCATTTGTATATTTAGCGTTTGTAGTTCCAGGAGTTACTATTTGTTGCGCGCAACTAGCTGCTGTTTCTGTTGAAGTTGAACTTCCGTAAGGTGGACTTGAAGGTACTGTTGATTGAGAACCAGTTCCAGATACAGGAGGAATACATCTAAATCCTTGATTAGCTTGAGTAGTCTGCGCATTCCAACCTTGTGCATTATTGATAAACAACAATGTCATTGCGCTTCCAACACCTTTACCGAAACCACCAATGCTTTGTCCTAGAAAAGAACCAACTAAAGGAGTTTCACCAAATATATATTGAGAGCTACATTCTGTAAATAAACCACCTGAATCACTACATCTTATAGTCATAGTGTAAGAACCTATAGCTGTACCGTCTTGTATTAACCTACCGTATCTTTTTCCAGTTGCTGGGTCTTGATAGTTGCTTATATTAAAAGGTCCACATGTGCTACTATTACTACAAGAACTCGTGAAACCAGGTCCACCTAACGATTGTATAGTCCACGTTAACGCATCTTCATACATTAAGTTTCCGTTTTGTAAAGGAGTTAAATTATTAACATTTGAACCATTGTCTCCAATAAAATCAACCATAGGTAAATTAGCTCCTGTAGGAGTTGATGGACCTGTTGGTCCTTGCCCTTGTAGAAACGCGAAGTTATATTGACCTTCGCAATTTTTTATAACAGGTGTTACGTTTAATAATTGATTATTACTTATATTAAAAACAGTAGGGCTAGTTGGATCCCCATTTGAATCTACTGGTTGACCAGCTGCGTTTGTTTGTTGTAATGAAAATTGAAATGAAAAATTATTAGCGGGACTATCAAAGCCATTATGTAGAAAATATTTATCTTTTGTAGATAAGTAGTAAGTATCCTGTGGGTAAACAGCTGCACTATTGTCTAGCATTGCGTCACCTTTTGCAACCCTTATTATTTGAAAGTGATCTGTTACGTCTAAATTATTATTATCTGTAACTGAAAATAATTGTTGATTGTTAGCGTCTAAACCTATTCTTGAATACTCTAACGCACTACCACCAGCATCTATGGGCCAGAAGTTACCATTTATATTTAACTTAGATACTCCAGCAAATTTTATTTCCGTACCTGGTGAAGGAAAGGTTCCTCCACCTATTATTGTTACTCTCCAATAGTTAGGTTGGTCTATTACTTCAGAAACTATAGCTGTTGTACCGTTAGCTCCTATAGCAGTAGTTCCAACAAGTTTTGTGCCATCACCTTGAAAAGTAGCTTTTTCAAATCTAGCTACAGTTTGAGCTGGTTGAGTTTGTGGTCTGTCAAAAACATTGCCTAGTCCTTGTAGACCTGGAAATAAATTTGAAGGAATTACGTTCCCATTGTTATCTGTAAATGGAGCACCTGTTATTTCTCCATTGTATAACACAGCATCTTCTCTTAATAAAAAGTTAAAACCTTGTACACCACTCGCTATAGATGTGTTGTTTTCTACAACATAATTTAAATCTTGTATTAAACCAGCTGTTGTTGTTTCGTAGTATATATCTATTCTAGATATTGTAGGTTCAGTTTCGTAAACAGCTAAAAAAGGTGTCATTGCACTACTTACTTGACCTATAGTACTAAAAGTACTTAATCTAGCTATGTAAGGTTGAGTATCTATTTGATATAAGTTATCTTGACCATCGCTGCTTAAAGTTTCAAATACCATGTTTGAGTCTGTGGTAGTACCTATATTGACAACTGTGTCTGAGTTTCTACCAGGGTAATATTGCTGATTACGATCACCTATTATAATTACACCACTTCCACTGCCTGGTAAGTTTGTAACTCTACCAAACAATCTTACAGAACTTCTAAACTGTCTTTGCTCTGGTCCTACCTCATTTAAATCTCTAGGTATTTTATTTATGTTATCATTAATTAAAACAATATTAGCTGTGTAACCTTCTTCACCTGTTGGAAACGGAACGTAGTCTGTTGCGGTGGAGTCTTGACCGGGATAACCATTAAGTATACCAGGTAAGTATACATTATAATAATCTTGTTCGTTTTGTTTTACTACTATTTTATAGGAATACCAACCTAATGGATTGTAGTCATCACTTGTAGGGTCTCCATTATAAACACCCGGATAAAAATTAGTACCATCTAATACAGGTTCTACCGGTATAACGTTGTTAACATTAACCTTTAGAGAATCACCTGGCCAAACAGAGGCTGATGGATCTTGCTGTGGAGGAGATGGGTTTCTGTAAGGGTTAAAAATAGTAGACAAGCTACTCACAGAATCACTACCATCATTAGACAATATAGTAGTAGATGATCTACCGTATCTATCAGATAAAACAAAACCAACTTGATAGTTTCTATTTTGTTTTAAAGAATGATTAGGATATTCTATAATACTAGTAGTATACTGTACAGGTGTTTGCTCAGGTATACTAGCGTCATCTATACTGAAACTAGATTTTGGTGTAACATTAACATTGTAATCTATAGAATCAGGAGGTGAGTGCTTTGTTTGAAAATTACTATATACTATTCTGTTGCTTATTATTTCTTGTCCAAATGCTTTGACAGGTACTTTATCATAAACTCTAACCACTTCATCACCCGGTAGTGTTTGAAAAGGCTTAGTAGAGTTGTACATGTACTCAAACATGTTTGTAGAACCAGCCACAGCTGCAACTGTAGAAGCTGGAATAGTATCAACTACTTGTATTGCTTGAGCATCAGATTCTTTATATAGTATTTGTACGTTTTGTAATTTTAAAGCTCCAATTAAATCATCTCCAATATAAGGTAGTTGTATTCTAAGGCCTATTTGATTTATTTTGTTTTCCATAAACTGAACAACCGTACTTCTATAAGCGTTTTGCATATCTTCAGATAAAACAATAGGTGGATCGTCAAAAGAACGCTCAGCTAAAAAATAACCATCTTGCTTAGGTATAAAACACTCTTGAGTGTAAGGTGCCATTATAGAATAAGTATTGTCTTCAAATTGAAACCTATAACTAAACCTAGCGAATATATCTGTTAAATAATCTGGATCACCTTGAAAGTTTTGTTCATAATAAGGATTCGCACCAAATTTATACTCAGCCCCAGCAGTGTATGTATTACTTACATTTGTATCAAAAGTAAATCCTGTTAATGGTAAAGTAGCCGCTGTTATAGCTGTAATGTTTGCTTCTGTAAAACCAACCTGATCCGAAATTAATCTATCACCAACTTTTGGAACTCCTTGTATACCCGCTGGATCACAATCAAAACTTGTTCCAGTGTTTGTTGCATTAGGTGTTAATTGACCTCCTCCTGGGAAAAACTCGCTAACAACATCTTTCATTGTTGTTTCATAAAAACCAGGTGCTAAAGCGCTTTCTTGCCAAACATCTATAGGTTGATATGGATTATAAGAAGCTACCGATATTTGGTCTTCACTAGTGTAATAAGAGCTAGGTTTTGAAACATCTATTCTTCTTGGTTGATTTCTATTGTCTGTCCAAAATAATAAATTTTCTATAAGATTAACTCCATATATAGGATTTCCTTCATAGAAATTCAAATAAGCTCCTTTAAGTCTAATAACTGGGCTAGCTGGCGTTTGAGTTGTGCCTTCTAAAACGTTGTAGCTAACTACAAAGTTATTAGCTGTAGCAACATAAACACCTTGAGGGTTAAGTACTTTTAAATTATCTGTTAAAAAGAAAAATATAGTATTAGTATCTTCTGATCTCAAATAGCCTATGCAAATTAAATCATCAATAGCTAAAAAATTATAAAAATCTATAACACTTTCATTACCTACTATGTTTTCTAAAGCACCTACGTCTGAAGACTCTGATTTACTAACAGCTATATTCATAGCGTCTCTGTACTCTCCACTAGGTAGTAATCGATCGTCTAAGTCTTTGTTCATCTTAGACTTTATGAAAACATTTTTAACTTCAGCCATTTAATTTTAGTGTTTTATCCATTTAGATTTACCTCTCATTACTTGAGTAATTTCTTCTAATTTAATATTAGATAATCTTATTTTAGCATTTCTAAGTTTAGCGTATCTTTCTTTTTTCAACCTCATAACTATGTACTCAGGTTGATTAGCTCTTGTAGATATTATAGCGTGCAATATAGATGCGTACATAGCTTCTTCTGCCATCTTAGGTACTCTAGTATCTAAGTCATATGCTAAGCCATCAGAGATGTACTCTAATATTATGACTTTATCTCTTAGATTTGCTGAAAAAGATATTTTACCTTCTCTCTCGTTTATATTGTACCAACCATTTGCATTAGCATATTGTGGATCCATACCATAAAGCTCACCCCATCCGGCGTATAAACCAAATCCCCAATCACCAAACTGTAATAAATAACCTAACCAAGTTTGATCTATTAGTTCATTGAAATTTTTATAAGCATTAGTATTCCATCTTTCTTCTACTATAGAAGTTCCAGTTATATTAGTATCATATACATCTTGCATAGGAACACCTTTACCATCTTGTAGCGGCATTCTGTAAGGGCTTTGAGTAAGGTTGTTAGTAGGATATATAGGGTGTTTTACACCTTGATTATCATACCAACCTATACTTACATGGTTCACATAATCTTGAGGCATTACTACGCTTAGATTGTGTGGTATAGTTAACTCTTGAGATTTAATACTTTTTAAAGTATCATAGCTAAACTCTTGCATAGATCGTTTAGCAAAAAATATTAGATCAGTTCTTTTCACGCTAGGTATTAGTTTGCCAGCGCCAACATATGCAACTTGAAAAGCATTTATTATATCTTTTAATTTAGTGTAAGCATAGCTACCGTAGTTTTCTTCAACAACCTCACCAAAGGCTTTTTCTTGTAAACTTGAACCATACTTACCCCCGTCTAATTTTTTAAGTTGAACAACTAAATCTGAGCCAGCGGCAAAAGTATTAAATGGTATAAACTTTACATCTGCTACAGCGCTATTACCACCGTAAACTACTGTTCCATAAACAGCTTGATCCCATTCACATTTATATCTACCATCATTTTGAAGTGTAACGGTTTCTATTATAGCATAGTTTATATTACCAGCAGATCCAGCGGTCCAAGATACAGAGCTACCAGTAATTGTTATTTTATAACCTACTTGTGGTTCTATGTTTCCAGCATCTAATATAAATACAACTTCATTAGCTCCAGGAGGAGAAGTAGAAGTTGTGGTTGTTTGTCCTTCTCCTGTAAAATTTATAACATTACCTACAACGGAGTAAGGTATATTTGTTTTATGTAACTCCTCATAGCTACCTGGAAGTTTTGTAGCACTATAGTATAATTTAAAATTATTTTGATTATACTGTATACTTGTTTTATCGTCAGTAAAAAACTTTAAATTAGTGTCAAAAGTTGTGGTTATAGTCTCTCTCTGATTAGATGCGCCAAAGCTTTGTGCACCCTCGTAATATTGTCTGTTGTTTTCTGTTACTAATGCCATTTAATTAACTTTTTGCGTTTGCTTCATCTTGCATTACTTGTTGCGTAGCTACTTGAATTATTGAAGGATCTTTTACTATAACACCAGCGTATGCTAATATTCTTAATATTAAGTTTGTTTGTTCAGAAGGGTGTAATTGAAAATTTATAGATCCAGTTGGTGGAACCGTATTAGGGTCATATTGATTAGGACTATAAACGTACTGTCCTCTTCCTCCAACTGTAAAACCCCAAAGAGGATCTAAAGGTTTTTTCACAAAGTCTATTGATATAGTGTTTGATTGGTTTATTGTAGAAGGTGAAACAAATAATTTTTCATCTTCATATAAATAAACTGGATATTCTTCTGTTGCTTTTAACAACCCAGTGCTTTGAGCGTTATAAAAGTCAGTTCTATTAACTCTTTCAACTTCTGTTACATTGTTATAAGAATTAGTATATGTTACAACCCCTAATCTATAAAAAGACACATTATCTCCGTAAGTGTCAGTTATTAGTTGGGGTAGTTGAAAGTAGTTTTGGATATATTCTAGGGAAGCAGATGTTTTAAATATAGATATTTTTTCATCTATATTCATTTGCCTATCAGCGTAATCAACATCAGCTTGAGGTACACGTAACTGTTGATTGATATCTTCAAAGTATTGCTCAAATATTTGTAGTTGCACTTGAGCTGCCACATTGTTGAATTCCTGAGGCGTCATATAACCACGCTGTTCTTTATTAAGAATCAACAACACGGTTTGATATACAGTGTTTACGTTTACCATTTTATATTTTTAAGTTAATATAAAGGCGGCCGAAACCGCCTCATATTAAGATTACATGTTATTTTAACTTTTTCTCTATTGACTTATATACTTCAACACCGTCATCGGTTTTAAAGAATGCTGCCATAGCAGAATATGGATTTTCATCAAATGGTATAGTCATAAGTTTTTTACCATTACTAGCCCAATTAAAAGTTCTTTGATCTTGTGATAATGAAATTATTTTAGCCTCTTGAGCTTTAATTGCAAAGTTTCTTAACTCTGTGTTTTCATCATTTGCGAGATCTAATAGTAACTGAGGATTTCTTTTTGCGAAAATCATTATATCTCTTTTTAACTCTTTTGAAGTTAATCCAGATACTTTGTTACCAAATTCAACTCTTAATATAGCTTCAGCCATATCTACATCCATACTAGCAGCCGCGTTTAAAGCTTGTAATTCTAGTGCTATCCAATCTAAATCGTTTGCCGCATCTTGAACTTTATTTACTTCTGCGTATTTTTTGTTTAATAGAGGGTGATATAGTGAAAGTAATTTTTGTAATGATTGATATTGCTTTGGTACATATAATGCACCTTTTTTAAACATAATATGCCCTAATGTAGCTTCGCCTTTTTGCTCGTCTACAAACGGACTAGACATGTTTGTTGCATACCTTAATTCTCTTACTCCACCTTCTTCTTCATCAAACCAGGTTAGAGGGTATCTTCTACCGTGTCTTGATGGTATAGTTAATGTTAGTGGGTTGCTTTTACCCAAAACATAATAATGTCTGTCTTTTATTTCCCAACCTTTTTCTAAGCTAGAAGACATTTTCTTTTCTTTTGTCATAATATAATATATAATAAAATTAATAAAAGTAATAATTACCCCCGTTTATTTAACGAGGGTAAGAATTACATTAATATACTAGATACCTTTGAATAATACAAAGTTATTAGCAGCTTGTACACATAAACATCTTTCTGACAAGAAGTTTACTTCCATTGCATCAAGATCAGATGTGAACGCTCCACCAACAGAACCTGTTAGCCAAGATTTCATTCGTCTGTCATCAGCTTGTGACGCTCTATATCTAACATGTAGGAATGGTCGTCTAATGTTTGTGCCTAAAATTTGGTCATAAACAGTAGATGTTCCAGCCGGTACTAATACACCGTCAATAGAACTTACACCGTATCCAACAACTGGAGCAGTCTCAATCGCGCCTCTTGTAGAAGCATCGTTTAAGTATTTCCAGTCTGTTTTATAGAAATCATAAGAACCTCTACGGAATCCAGAGAATCCTAAGTTAAGTGCCATTTGCTCAGAGTTTTCAAATAAACCATAAGCAGTACCACCTTCAGCTCCAGAAGAAATAGCAGCAAGCATGTCATCAAAAGTTAATGCAGTTTCTCTGTTTAAGAAAAGCATATTTTCTTCAATAGCACCTTGAGTGTCTAAGTTTCTAAGAATTGAATCAAAAGACTCTAACTGAGTAGATCCACCAGCAGCAGGATTAAATCCAACGTTTACGTTACCTCTATCTTCAATAGCAGCAAATAAACCTTGAGTACCTTTAAAACCAGCGGCAGCGGCAGACCCAGCAGGAGCACCTGCAGCATCAGCTAACTCACCTTCAACAACAGACATTTCTAAGTAATCTTCAAAACGTAGTCTTGTTTCAGACTCAGCTTTTAAGTACCATAAATATCCAGATGTTCCGTCTTCAGTAGCTACTTCAACCCAACCGATCTGAGCAGTGTCAGAACCAGATACAACATATTTGTTTCTGATAATGATTGGTGAATTAGAAAACTGAGTGAATGATGGTGTTATACTTTGATAACCATTAACAGCACCCGCAGCGGCCGTGTTGTTAGCGATAGAGCTTCCTTTTCCATACTCAGAACCTGAAACAAATATTTTAATGTTTGTTTGGGCTAAGTTAGCAAGGTTAGCTGCACCGTATACAGCTACAGTTAAATCACCAGTTGCAGTGTTACTTGCAGTAACAACACCTTTAGCTTCTTGTCCAGTCTCGTCCATCATAACGATAGTTTGATTTGGAGATACAACGTTAGCTACATAATCTTTAGGATCAGCTGGAGCTAAATCTACAGGAATTGTTATTGTGTTTACTTGATCGTTAGTACAACCTTCGTAACCGATGTGTAATCTGTTTTGTTCTGACCAGATAACTTGGTCTGATGTCATTGGCATTTCAGCGCCTACCATTCTTAAGAAACCAGATAAAGTTCTGTTTCCATATCTTTCTACTTCTTGTTCGTAGATTTCTGGTAGATATTGCTGAGCAAATGAATCAGAATCACCTGGATTTGCGCCTCCATTGAAAGACAAGTAGTTAGAATCTAATACTTGTTGTTTCTGAGAGGGTTTGATTGATCCGAATAATGGATCGATTAATTGACTCATAATTTTAATTTTTAAGTGTTACTTTTTTTATTTTAAGTTTTGAAGAGTCAACACCACTTAATGCTTTTACTTTTATTCCATTAACAAAGACTTCGCCACTCGCTACTTTGCGAGGTTCTTGTTCTATGTTTTTAGATTTAGCCATCATATCTTTTACAGCATCAGCTTTGCCTTGCTCATAAAAATGATTAGCTATAGTGTCAACATTATCTGCGGCATATATAGCTTTGTGATATCCAGCAATATCTACCACGTTGCCATCGTTATCAAGAAACTTCTTAATAGTGTTACCAACATCAGACTGTCTATCTGCAACTGCATCAGCATTTTTTAAACCATATCTAAAAGTTTTTTCACCTACCTTAATATCAAAACCTTTGAATTTATTAGTGAACCAGTCTTTAGTTTGGCTTTTAAACTGAACATGTTGTTCTGCAGCTATATCCTGCTCTTCGTTATATCGGTTGAAAAAGTCCATAGCTTTTTGTTGATCTTGAGTTACGCCCGGTCTCAACTTGATCTCGTCGTAATATTTACTCTTAGCATCTTCTAAAAAGTTCTGTGCTTTTGCAACTTCTTCTTTAAACGCAATTTTCTTTTTGCGTATTTCTTTTGGCTCATCTACATCTTCATCAAACAAATAATCTTCTAATAAAAGACTAACATCTTCAGAATCTAAATGAGGTTTAGTTTGTTTATAATACTCTCTAATTAAAGCTGTATTATCAACATTAGAATAATCAGCGTTTAATCTAACGTAATCTTCTAATGTACCGCCGGTATCATTCATAAATGTTACTAGCTTTTCAATATTTTCTGGCAAAGGTTGACCACTTAGTTTAGCATCTCTTTTTGCTTCTTTAATTTGGTTTTCAACTTGCTTTACCTCTTGTTGTACCTCTTGCTCCGTTATTTCTTGGATCGGAATGACAGCATCGGAGCTGGGCTCTTGTACTTGTTCTTCCACTTGAGATATATCTCCGGCTTGTTTAACTTCAGCCAGTTCTCCTGTTTCTTGCTTTGAAATGGCATTATCTTCTTTTTTTATTTCTACTTTAGTAACCTCAGGCACAACTTCACCTTGAGCTTCTTTAGCCGTTAAGTTCACTTTTACTGGTGAATCTTGTTTACCTAATTGTTTAGGTTTTGTTTTTAATTTACCTTTTAGTGTAAATTCTCCTTCCTGCTTTGCAGGTTGATTTGTTGTTTCTTCTGACATAATATAATATAATAGTTAATATAATTTTTATCTAGGATCAAATTGCTCTAATCCAAACCCACCTAAATTATCCATTCCTGCGGATTCAAAATTCTTAGGAAGACCATCTGTTTTCCTTTGATTTATCATTTGACTTTGTTGTGTACCTTGTATTTTTACTCTTTTATCCTTTCTATCTTCAATCTCTTTTTCTCTCATGCTTTCTTCTCTTATTCTAGCTTGAGCTAATTGCATTTGATAATTAAACTCTTCAGCCATTAAAAGCTTTTTAATTTCAGATTCTGTTTGCATGCGTTGTATTTCAAACTGAGACTTAGCTTGTTCTATTTGAACCTTAGATTCTGTAAGAGCTTGTTGCTTCTGCATTTCTGCTAAAGCTGCTTTTTCTGCTGTTTGAGAATTAGCTTCTGCTTGAGCTTGAATATTCATCATGCTAGCTTCTTGATCACGCTGACGTTTCTTTTCTTGACTAAGTTTTAATTTTTGATTAGCAAGTTTCAGGTTTTTTATTTGTCTAAGATCTATAGCGTCTGATAAACCAATACTCTGCTGCTGTAAAGCCATTTGAATATTTTGCTCTAACATCTGCTTTTCCTCTTCGTCTGGTTCTAGTTCTAGATAAATACCAAACTCCATTAATTGTTTTTCCATCAACTCACCCAATGTAGCTGTATTAAACATAGATATAGAATCTACTAAAGCCTGTCTAGTTAAAGGAAACTCTAAAGCATCGGCAGCTCTTAAAGCTATATTCTCACAATTTCTTAACGTTAAGTATAATTGCGCTTGCATTAAATGTCTAGTTGCTGTATTACTGTTTGCGGCTGCTAATTTTTGTAATCCAACCAAAGAACCTACGGCTGGAGTACTAGCATCTCTAGCCTCGTTCAATCCGGTTACATCTCTTATCATTTGTAAATAATACTGATAAGTTTGAATCAAACTAGCTATCTTAGCATTACCACTACTTGTTTGTAGTTCTTGAATAGGTACTTTACCTCTGTTTGGATCTCCTTCTTGTGTTAAAGATCTACCTACAATACTACCAGTTTGGAAATACATGTTTAACGCTTCTTGTGCATTATAGTTTGTTCCATTACCCAAATCAACTTCTGCTAATCCATCTACATCTACAAATACTCCATCTGGAACCATTCTAGATAACACCTGCTGTAGTTTTAAATGAGTTAACTGTATCATATCTGCAAAACCAGTTATACGACTAACAGTGGATTCTATTCTACCTTTATACATTTTAGGCGCAACAATGCTATAGTTCATATTAACTCTAGCTATATTACTTGATGGTCTAGTCATGTTTTTTGACATTTCCCATCTTAGCATTTTATCAAAACCTAATATCTTAGCTCCGCTATATAAAACTTCTATAGATCTAGAAGCTCTTTCAAAATTATCATTTTTAGGGGGATTAAATGTGTCTGGCTTTTCTAATGCTTTTTCTAA